CGATCGCTCTTTGGCTTTTTGTTTCAGCGTCAACGGTGCTGGTGGCGATGGCGGGTCAGGGAATAAACCATTGAACCCCACTGTGCCTAGCACAGCACTGAGAATGAGTCGGTCAATCATGCTTGCTCCTTTGGTTTGCTTTCAAACTTTTCTTTCAGGCGCTCATATTCCTTGCGTTCAGCTTCTGCTTCAGCCTTCTTCTGTTGCCTTCTGTTAGCCCGTTCTTGAGCCTCGTAATATTTGAACGACATTTCATGCGCGGCTTCTTCAAAAAACTCAATTACACGGCGGTCTACGCCCTGATAGTCGTCAGGACTCCAGTTGATCCACATATCGGCCTTCTTTGTTTCGCCATACATGCTGAACTCGATTTTGATGCTGGCTCGATGGTCACCCATTGTTCTTCTCCTCGGCAAAGCCGTTCTTTTGCTTGAGTTTGGCTTCGATGTCCCGCACCATTTCAAATATGGTTAAGCGCCCCGCCCCTGTTTGGAAATCCTCCCAGTCCCAGTAACCTTCTACCTCATCATCTGTCAGCCCTATCCATTCACGCTGTGGTGCAATAACACCTTGCTCAGATTCAAATTTCATTGACCTGCCGCAAAGGCAGTTGTATTGAAATATCTTTACAGGCTCTTGTTTTTTTTCAAACAACGCAGAAAACGCTGTTGGTGATGTAGGGTGTTCGCTCATGTGTTTACTCCTTGAGTTTGGCTTGAATGGCTTCCAATGTTGATGCGGCAATACGATGAAATCCAATTGGTGTTTCTGGATACCAATGCAACACCCAGACGCTATCTTCCGCTATAGCCTTGCGCCATTCTTCTGGCGAAACAAAACAGTCAGCTTCATAGAATTCCTCAACAGTTTCGTAAACATCACGGTGTTCGTTGTGGCTCAGGTGTAAACCACATTTGTGTTCTGGTAACCAGTTCATGTGTTGCGCTCCTTCAACTTGGCTTCTACTTCAAGGATCAAGTCCCAAGCACCCAATTCCATTTCTGAAAGCTCTATCATTTCCCCGTTTGGCAGACCTACCCATGTGCGCTGTGGTGGGGGTGTGTAGGTCTGCCCACAGTTGTGGCATTGCACAACATCATTAAGAGGATTCCATTTGACTGCACTTGCATCCGCATAGCCGCAACAAGGCAACGCCACCGGTTCCTGCTTTGGCATCTCCATCAAACGCTCGTCAGATAAGCCTACCCAGCCACGCTTTTTTGCAGCCTCGTACGCCTCCATTCCTCGTTCTCCTATGCCAACATTGGTCTGTGTAAGGGTCACATGGTTGGTTTCTTGTCTTTCCAACTCTGTAATGGCTTTGGCGGCTACCAGTTTGGCAAAGGCTTCAAGGTAATGCACAAACCTGTATCTATCCTTTCCAAGACCATATAAGTCCATGCCTGAATCTCTAGCCATCTCAATGATTTCATCTTGTGTCATGCGTAGTCCCCTTCCTCTGTGTGTTCAGTCAGTCGTGCCGTCAACCGAGCAATGCGCTTCTCGTTGTATTGGATAGCCGCATATGCATACTCAGCCGCAGTTTCAGCTTCCAGCTTGCGTAGGTGTGCTTCGTGCAACTCTTTGGCAATGACTTCATGGATGGTCTTTGCTCGCATCAATTCCTTGATGTATTTGATTGTTGATTCTCTGAAGCTCATCGCTTCATCCCCCTGATGTAGATTGCAAACGAACTGATGGTGTCTTGCCCGAAACCTGTCAGCTTCTCAATGTGTTGTGCCACTTCTTCGATGGTGTCGTTTCTTGTTGGTTGGGCGTAAAGAGCAATTGGTTTGTATGTACTGGGCGGCTTTTTCCACCGAAAGTATTTATGACCCACTGCGTTTTCACACAGATAACCAGTTGGCTCTTGGCTTTCAATCTGCGCCCTCACAGCCGCCATGCGTTGCTTTGCCATGCGCTCAATCTCGTTAAACGCTTCGTCTTCGTCGGGTGTCGTTGGTTCAATCATCTTTACCCCCGTTCTGTATGTAAAAGATTGCCGCAATAAAGATTGCACCCAAGGCAACAACCATGAATGCGCCAAAGCCCATCAAAATCACCGTCACCAGTACATCCCACATATCAGAGTCTTCCTATTTCACGGTTGAGATACCACACAGCTTTCTCAAGGTCTTGCTTCTTGTTACCCTTGTGTTCTGCGCGGCTGATGTATTTCACAGCGTTACCCATGTTGTAGTTAAGCCCTTTGGCTTCGATGAAGTCGATGGTCTCAATACCGCCCGTCTTGTAATGTGACGGATGATTCACTGGATCAGACGTTGGTTCTTCCATCGTAATTAGCTTGGAAGCCAGCGCATCCTTGGCATCTTCGCTCAGGGCGTTTGTGTTTATCCATCTGTAGACATACCCTTCCCCGTCTTGTGGTACAGGTAACGCTGCCGGTTTGCTCCGTTTTATTTTGGCTTTCTGCTTGGCGTACTCTGCTGTAGACACGCCAGTCTTGTTGGCCAACATCGCCTCAGTTAGGGTCAGCGTAATCTTCTTGGGCATGTTCTTCTTCACCATGTACACGATCTGATACGTGGTATCAAACTTCTCCGCAATCTCTTTCACCGATACGCTTGGGTGCGCTGTGATGTAACGACGAATCTTTTCTGCGCGGCTTAATTTTTTTGCCATCATTTCTCTCCTTGGTTGTGATCACAAGACGTGACTGGACACCAGCCACGACACGTAAAGTTGGGCTTCGGATTCCACATGTTGCTCTCTACGGAAGCCTGAAGTTGCCCAACGTCTGACACCCAGCTACCCCACAGTTCTTCTTGTGAGTCAGCCAGATAAGCAGTCTTTACAAAGTCGTCAGCGAACAAGAACATCAAGCCCGCTTTGACCTTCTTTACTTCTGGGAAGTGTTTGAATATTGCAAGGGACACAATCTCAAGCTGCTTGAGTTCGGCAAACTTGCTCGACTTGCCCGTCTTGTAGTCCACAGTCAGGGCGGTATCCCCTTGCAGGATGATGATGTCGGCCACGCCACGCCACCACACATTTTTGTCAAAGAACCCGCACGGCTTCAACTCAGCAGTCAGGCCAAGTTTGTTCTCGCAAAGTTTCTCTCCGGGCATATCTTTCAGCGACTTCAACGCTGGCTCAATGTGGCTGTACTTCTCAGGAATAGGTCGACCCTTACTTACATATTCTTCAGCAATCTTATGAATCTCATTACCAAAGGTAATGGCTTCGCTCAGTGGCTCTTTGATGTCCTTGACCACTTTGAGGTGATAGTATTTCTTCGGGCACTGTTGGTACAACGCCAAGCTGCTGTACGACCAAGTTATAGGTTTTGACATTAACAATCTCCATAGTTACGGGCCATTCCTGACTCGCAGTTAAGCGGCAGGTCTAAAGCCCAAGGGGGTGGTGTACGCATACATTCTTCAATGTAGGCCCGAGCTTCGTTTGCCTCGTCCTCTGGTACTACGCAAGCCACAGCGTCATGCACGGTCAGCACAACCCTGTAGCGTTTTTCAATTTGAATGATCTGCTCACCAATGACACAACGAGCAACGGCTTGGCACAAGTTCTCAGCAACTTTGCCACCATAGATTTTGTTGGGGCCTTTGCGTGTCTCGTAAACAAATTGGCCGGTAGAGTCCTTGCGTAACTCAGGATAGTTGAGAAACAGACCGTTCGGTAACTGTATGCCTGTAAATGGAGAGGTCTCCATCAGGCCCACCGCATCCACCTGTGCTGCTTTGTTGGCAACCATAAACTGGAGGGTCATGGTTAAGTGATTCCACCAACTCGCGATCCGTCGGTTCACAGCACGGTACTGCTTGATGATGTGCTGACAGTCATCGAAACTGAGGTTCTTGCCCATGTTGGCCAACTGAGCTTGGAACTTGATCGCCCCCATCCCGTAGCCCGCACCGAGCACCGTGGTCTTACCGATAAATCGTTGCTCTGCGTCAATCGACTCTTCCATCACACCATAGATTGCGGACGCCATGTGTTTGTACACGTCGGCCTTCTGACGGAACAAGTCCAACAGATATGTCTCGCCCGCCAACCACGCAAGCACCCGAGCTTCAATCTGCGATGAGTCACAGTCGATGATGACATGCCCACGGGGTGCAACGATGCACCGCTTGAGCTTGCCGCCCTCCGCGCCACGACTGGGCAGGTTCTGTAGGTTGATCTTGTCCGACCCGCCCCACCGCCCCGTGTGGGCAGCGTAGTATTTCAACGGAATAGGTAGACGATTAAGGGATCCGCCTATGGATCCCCTGCGTGAGATGTCGATGAACCGCTCCGTCCTTGTCTCCTCCAGCGTGGACTTCGCGCCCAGCCGAGCCGCGACAAGAGCTTGCACAGCTTCGTTGTGATGGTCAAGCAGGGCTACAAAATTCTCATCACTCTTGGCAAACGCATAAATAAACTTCTCTGGATTGGCGGGGCTGGGTTTCATGGGTGGCCGTACATACTGCCCCAGCAACTCAGCAAACTTGGCCGAGCTGTTCAGGATTTCTTTCGTTATCCCAGAATCAGTAAACAATTTCTCCTTGCGCTCACGCACCGCTCTCAAATGATCTTCCAATTTTTGCGTATCAAGCTCCAGCATTGGGTCGCTGAACATCCTGATCGTGATGTCTATGAGGCGCTTCTCTCTCACTGGGAATGTCGGGTTGAGTTCGTTGTACAGCTTGTAGGTCAGCTCCACATCGTTCTTGCAATACACACCGTACTGCGCCAACTGTTCCGCGCCAAAGTCCTCGCGTCGTAACCCCTTGGCATCGACCACTTCAGTGCCTTTGACACCCAATCCAAAGTGCTCAACCAGCTTGGCCAAACTGCCGCCCACCTGTGTACCCAGTATTGCTCTAGCCATAGACAGCGTATCCAGCCACGCCTTGGGCTTCTGGCCAAACACCCAAGTCAGGATGGCCGCGTCAAACATGGCGTTATGGGCTAACACGAAGTGGTTGTTCCAATCAAAGCCCGCCAGCCATTCAGCGGTCTCGGACATGTCGCCCGAGAACCATTCAGCGGGGTCGTTGTTCACCTTGACCGATACCCCAATAACTTGGAAGCGTGGGTCACGCACATACTCCTCAGTCGTCAGCTTGGTGAGGCTGTAGTCCGAGGCGTAGTAAGTTTCGAAGTCAATGGTGATCAAGGGTGCATCCTCAAACCCTGCGCGTATCGAGCCGCCCTGCTATTTTCTATGTTCTGCTGGCCTAGTGCCCCGTTGTACAAACTCTCAATCGGAACCATTACGCTTTTTCCAGATGGCATCATCATGTATCTCTGCGCATCAAACATACTGTCATCGGTTCTGTCGCCCCTGTTCAACACAATATTCATGGCTGCGTCTAAAGCTTCAACACGATTAAGTTCGATCATCGCTTTGCTGTGTGCGCGTCTGAGCATATAGCGTTCGTACCGCGTAAAGCTACGATCCGTAGTCAGATGCCCCAGCTTTCTTAGGTGACTGGCATCAAACTCAGCGTCAAACTTTTCAAGCAAAGCTTTCAGTTGATCGGGAAGCGGGGCGCGAAGTATCTTCTCAGTAAGTTTCATTTCTTCTCTCCTGTTAAATTACGCAACAAATCACTTGTGTCGTAGCTGTCAACGCCAATCAACACATCTTTCAACTCGTCCATGTTGTGTTCGTTTATCACAAGGGCTACGCCTCCAGCGTTGCGGATGCGTTGCAGTTCTCGTTCTTGTAAAGCAGTAGTTGTCCCTTTGCCCGCTTTGCATTCGACAGCTAAGAAGTAGCCATGCAGGCAGATGATGATGTCGGGGATACCCGCACGGCCTAGCCCGTTGGCTGCGGGGAAAAAGTAGTATGCTCCGTGCTCTTTGAGCATTTCGACACATTGATTTTTTACTTTTCTTTCGGGGGTTATAGCCACACTTATCTCCTGTGAGGCTTCTAATATAGGGGGTGGTTTAGACTTTGTCAAGTCTTTTTTATAGGGGTATCTACTATACACCGAACATACCAACACCGTGTTGGTTTGTTCAGGCAAAAAAAAGACCCGCACATAGGCGGGTCGGGGGAGTAAATAAAGGTTACACGACTATCATAAAGTTCCTGTCGTTGTACCTGTAACCTACATCACGCACAAGTTCGTCGTCTTGCATGAGCTGTAGCACTGCGATACGCTCTTGCCATGCTTGGGGTAGATTTGCGTATTCAACTGTCATGATTACATCATGCTCGTCTCTGAATACATAATGCCCATCTTTCTCAGCAACGACTATCGTCTTCTTGTTGTCGACCAACATGCCAAAGTCGGTAGCTAGTTCGTATTCGCCCATGACTTTCTCAAACTGATCAGCTTCAAAGGTTTCTTTGATCTGCTTGTTGATCTCATCAGGCACGGGTAAGTTACGCACCACACAGTACGCCCACTTCTGTAGGTATACGATGTCTTTGACAAGCGTTCGATTCACGACCGGCTTGCGTAGCGTTTGCAAAGCATTGCGTAAATTAGATTCCACCGCATCAATGGCCTTCGTCAAGAACTCGGTGTTGTCCATACGGACGAACGACTTCTTAACTTTCCGCGCAGCAATGTCCAGCTTCTCTGTTCTGGTTGTGTTCTGCCCGCCACGGTAAGTCTCGATGCGCCACGACTTGATCTCATACAACGGCTTGTACGAATTGCGTCTGTAGCCTGAGTCGACAGAGATCTGCCCGAGCATCTCACCTTCCTCTCGCACAATGATAGTGCGCGTGTAGGAAAACCCTTCCGGTGCTTTACTTGTGGGGTCGTCATACTTGAAGCCTATCGCTCTGCTTTGAGAGTCCTTGTTGGTTGTGAAAGTCCACTTCGGGTTGTTGAGCGCGAGCTTGTCCACCAGTACCTTGAGGAACGGGTCGATCAACCGGTCTGCCGGTAGCCTTACATTTGCATAGTTACTCATGTGTTCACCATTGGAATTTGTTGAGGATGTCGTCGACACTGTGCTTCAACTCAGCGCGTGCGCTAGGTATCTTGCGTAGGTCTTCGGGGTCGATGCCATTGATTGCTTTCTCTAGCATGCGTCGAGCTTCTTCAAGCGCTGGGTCTTTCATCACATTCAGCACGGACAACAGACCACACAGTTCTAAGGCGTTGTTGACCAGACTGTCGCGAAAGATATTGCGTTTGCCATCTTCGTTGTCGGTCAGCGTGTCACTCATCTTCGACAGCATCTTGTGCAGTCTCTCCCAAGGGTCACGCATGGCCTCGATCATCTTGTTGTTGAACATCTTGTCGTACTGTTCAGCCAAGTCTTGACGCACACGATCTTCACACTGGATGCGGAAGTCACCCTTCTCTGGAACAGGGAGAAAGTTGTACTCAAACTTGAAGCGACGGGGCAATGACGATACATCAGGGAACTCTGACGCATCGAAATACTTGCCGAGCTTGAAGGCTTGAGCGCTGACCAACGTCGGATAAGCTAGTATGAAGTCATTGACCAAGGAATTGAAGTTGGCCTCCATAGTACCGAGCTGTTCGCGGTAGGTGAAGAAGTTCTCCATCGGTAACAGGCCTATGCCTTTCATCCACGGCAGGGTCTGCACGCCATTCCACGCACGGCACTTGGCCGCGTACTTCTCTATCTTGTTGAGATGATCACTGCCCGCCATGAGGTACTTGTACACAGAGCTTGCGTCTTGGTCAGCTTCTTTGGCTGTGTTCAAGTCAGCGGTGGTTTCTTTGTCACGCTTGCGTGCTGTCCATGTGCTGATGCGTAGTTCGACAAGCATGGCCATTGAGGCCAGCGAGACTGGGGGTGCTTCAAAGTGTTGCATTTATTTCTCCAATATAGGTTGATTGAAACGAACATACCAACAGGATGTTGGTTTGTTCAAAGGGTCTCCCCGAATACATGGGTGTATTCGTGGTTCTGCTTGGTTGGGATTTCGCCCGCCACAAGCGGCTCTTTCACAAAGCACTCGTCAAAGTGCAAATGCAAAATGATTTCCTTGAGATACTCAACGGCGTCTGCACGGCTAAGCTCAACAGTCCACTTAAACTCTCCGTTCCAACGGAAACTTTTGCGTTGACCTTGGTTCTTAGTGATTACATAAAGCGCGGTTGTCCAGTTGTCATTCAGCGGACTTGTTATCCAATTCATGAGAACCTCGCAACCTTTGGTGTGGAAACCTTTCTTGTCGCCACGCCATTGGCCTTTCCCGCCGTGCGGTAAGTGTTCGCGGTTACGCGTGATTGACCACCGATCTTTTCCGGTTGCGCTCGACCCGCCTGATTTATCCCACTCTTGCGACCATCTATCAAACTCGTCAGCCGACATGAGACCAAGCTCTTTGTACAGAACATCCATCGCAACCTTTATGTCTGCGGCTGGATCTGTCGGTGTGTTGTCGATAGACTTCACCAAGTCCATCCAATCAAGGAACGGCTCGCAGTCTTTGAGATATTTCTTCTCCATGCCACGCTTTTTCCTGATCGCATACTCGACTGGAACATCAACCAATTCGTAAGTTCTAGGAGATACTTGTTTGAATTTCAAACTTCTATCTTTCCTATCTTCCAATAGGTATGTGTTGCCCTCATGCTGTACAACCAAGCGACCTCTGTTCCAACCGAAATGAATACCCACAGGCGCAAACTGTTGGATGTTGTCGACGGCAAAGGCTGAGTAGTACCGAGGAGGGCGTATCTCTAGCGTATCGTCCGGTTTCCAAACCACCAATGGATGACCATAGAAATTCAGATGAACAGTATCCTCATCCGGCATGGATATGTTCGCCATGTGGTGCTTGTTGCGATGGCCAAGCGGTACTACGCCCTTGCTCTGCTTACTGTTGATCGGCTTAGTGTTCTTAAACTTCTCAACATACGCGGCAAACGAATCACGCATGGTGACCCCGCCCGTGTTGTAATTTCTTCCGTATCCCATCATATCTTCCTTTCAATAAAGAGGGAAAGTAGGTGGCGAACCACCTGTCCGTTTGTAGGCTCAAAGCCCAGCACTGCCTCGAGTTGTTCTCTCACGGTCTGCAAGAGATCGAAGGTTTCTTTGTTAAGGGTAATCGAGTACCCAGTTTTTGAATTACTCATCGCTTGTTTTTCTCCGCAAGAATTTTCATGTTGGCATCAATCTCCAACTGCATTACGCCTGTCATCGGGGCAATGGTTGCCGCCTTTGGGTCAGGCTCGCCTATGACTGTGTTGCTTTTGTTGTCGTGCCCTTGGCCAAGCCATGTTGTAGTAATGCGTGACGCACCACACAAAGTCCTAGAAATATTCAAAGCCTCGTTGATGTCCAACAAAAATCTTTGATCCCCAATAAAAAGAATCACTTGATCATCCATTTTCTTTTCCTCCAAGAACTACAAACCAACCCAATAAGGGGCTATCGTGTTTACATTTCACTGCATACGGGAAACCTTCTTCCAGTAAGTTCAGTAACAGATCGGGGAACAGTAGGAGAGTAACTACATCCAAATCCCCCGCTTCCTTTCCCATCCACCGTTGAAGTTTCTCCAGACCATCAGGGTTCTTCAAGTCAATCGGAGTAACTCCAGCGTTGTGCATCGCACCCATCACCTCAACATGATGGCCGAACCTCTCCATGAATTCGACATTTGCGTCGATCCCTTGGATGAGTCTCATGCCCGCTGGGTTCAAGCGTGCCTCCAACCATATGCAATCAGTGTTCACTCCGATAGAGCGAGTCCACTTCTTACATACGATCAGTGGATCAGCATCAGTCTGCAATGATGAGTCGTTGGCCATTGGGAACCTCGTACTTATCGTTACCGATGATGCACCACAGAGTAGGCTGTGTGATCCCAGACCACTTAGCCTTGTTGGTGTGCATGTAACCATCACTCAGCATGATGATCGCGTCGGGCTTCAACTGCTTCTCAAGAATCAGATCAACCACAACATCCGGATCAGTGCCACCACCGCCTTTGGGATTGGTGCGGTGCACAATGTCCTTGTTAGAACCTGTGTAGATCTCATGCGCCTGTACCTCTGCGTCCCAGTACACGATGTCGACACGATCTATTCCAACGGATTGGACGAGACCATTCATCTCAGACAAAAACGCTGTGAGCAGTGGGCCTACGACAGAACCAGATGTGTCCATGCCCAGCAGTAGATACTTCACCCGCTTGCCAAGGATGCTTGGGAGGATGATGTCTTGCCACAAGAAATTCTTGTGCGCTCGACGCCATGAGATGGAGTCTCGATCTTTGATGTTGTTGCGAGTAAAGCGTTTCAATACATCGCGCCAGTTGACCTTGGGGTTGAGCAACTCACCGATCTCGCGTGGTGTCTTACCACCAAACTTACCGGCATAGATGCCACCTTGGCGTATCGCTTGCTCGATCTCTTGGTTGAGCTGCTTCTTATCTTCCTCGGGCATGTCTTGCGCACCTTCCCAGTCATGCCCGTCGAAGCCTTGCTTGTCACCGAACTTACCAACAGAGTGTTGGTTTGTTCCGTCCCCGTCACCCTCAGCTTTGCCCGAACCGCCAACAGGATTCCCGTTGCCTTCCTCGCCACCTTTGCCACGCTTGCACTTCTTCATGAGAATGTCAAAGACTTGCTTGGTGTCCATGCCACGATAAGCGGGATCCAACAGACCCTCTGGCTCACCTGTTTCTTTAGAACGGGGAAACGCGATGAATTCTTCCTCGGGATCCATGTCAACCAACTGGATGTTGATCACATAGTCACAAGCCGCGCCCGCTATGGCGTGGTTGATTTCACTCAACGCTTTCCATGTCGTCAGGTGTCGATAGCACTTGTGCATGTTCTCGTGCATGACAAGAAACGCCAGCTCTTTGTCAGTCAAAGAGTCAACGAATTCTCTACCATACCCCGCGTCACGACCGTTCGTGTACGCTGTTACTGGTCGTTCGTCTATCGTGGTAGACCCGACCATGAACAAGCCCGCGAAGAACGCAAACTTGGGGTTACGCATCAAGCTCACATGTACCAGCTCAATCCGCTTTTCAGCGGGCAGTTTACTTTTCACGACTACTAAGCTCATGATTGCTGTCCCTTTCTAAATTGTTCAAACTTTGCGACGACATCATCACGCACCTCTTTGTTCTCAAGAAGAACCTTGATGAATACATCCGCGCCTCTCGCCTCGCTCTTGTACCTGAGCGCGTAGCCCGTGGCTAACACCGCCCAGCAAAACAAAGCGATCTCCGTTGTTGATACTTCAATCATTTGGATAACCTCCTGTTGCTTTAATTTCAAGAATCCACAACTCTAAGAGATGGGCTTCCTCGTTTAGATCAAGCATGCGCAAGTGATGAGCAAGCTGCATGCCGGTTTGATAAACCGATTCAACGGTTTGTTCTCGGGGGGTCTCTGGTATCTCCATGATTCCCGCCCTAGTTTGGCTTGGACTTGTCCAACTCGGACATGTGCAACGACTGCAAGTCATAGACTTTTGACACAGCAGCCATCACATCATCCTTGTCGACCCCACTCTCTACGGATAAACCGCAGAGCATGTTGACCAAGATATTCCACATCAATGCGGTATCAATGTCCGCTTGTTGGAATATCTCACCGATGGCTATCTGCAACGCACGAATGCGTAGCTCTTCAATGCCCTTGGCTGTTCGTACTTCTTTAACTGTCATTTCGCTCTCCTTGTAAATTTACCGTCCATGTCAAACTCGTACTCGGGAAACCGCTCACGCAACTGCCCTGCCATACGAGCCATGATAGTCGTGGCTTGCAGTGTCAGCCCGCGAGCCTCGAGCACCTCGCCCGCTGTGGCTTTCTTGCTGTTCATCAGTTTGAAGGTGTGGTCTTGCATACGCTTGTATGTGGCGACCATGCCACGCCATCCGGTCTTTGCGTCTTCGATGTTTGTCATTCTTTCTCTCCCTCTGTTTGTGAACATACCAACTCCGTGTTGGTTTGTTCGTCGACTACCACACTAATGATGCGCAAACCCTCAAAGATCTGGACGATCTCGTAGTCCGCGCCCGCTCTGTCTAACGCATCGTAAAGTTCTGCTGGTGTCATGATCAACCTTTCAATCCAGCAAACATGTACTGGTTCTCCCGCGCCCATGTAACGAACGACGGATGAGACATGACCCATGCTTTCTTTACGGGGATCTCGAGGATCTGATTGATAAACACAGCTTGTGTTTCTTTAGGCATACGCTTGATGTAGCGCATCCATGTCGCGAATGTCTCGCGGGTGCAGACAGCCACAGCCTTGAACGCCAAAATACACTGCGCAGCAGGGCTTGTTGGGATCGAAGTCGTGTCAGGATTAGCGAGAATGGTTTCAGTCATGGGCAACTGATCAGACAACGAGATGTATGCCTGCAAATCCCGCGATGCTGATCTACCGATCGTGCCATCCAACGCTGCGATCAACGCATTCTCTGAAATGTTGTGACGCACATTGATCCAATGCGACGCCTTGTACGCAGTGCGGGGACAGAAGAACGCCTCTTGCGATGGGTCACTCGGCTGATAGATGTATGTATTCTCTTTCTGCCCGCCATCCAAGTACGACGCCATGCAATGCGGGTATTCCTTGACCCACGCTTGCATCTCGGGCGCGACATTGTTGTTCGCAGCCCAGACCAACCACTCGGTCGCTGTTGGTTTCATGTAGTTGATCCATGTCTCACGGCTACGGGTATGAGCCTTGACATGGTCACCGACATTGTCCGATCCCAAGTTGCCCGTCGTGAACACGATGGTGTCAGGGTGTAACTTGAAGTCACCCAGTCTGCGCTCATGCAGTAGCGGGTGCAGTGTGTTGCGCACATAGTCATCAGTCTTTGTCCACTCGTCGATCATGATGACAAGGGGTTCACCTGTGTGCAAACCATAACGCCCAGCGGGGTAGAAGTCCAAGGTGCGAGTCTCATGGTTAGGGATTGGCATACCGGACTGACCGACATCGGTGTTGGGGCCATCAATGTAGATCTCGCGGTAGCCTGTGCGCTTGACGATCTCTTTCTGCATGGCAGTCTTACCGACACCGGGTTCACCGGTCAGGTGCACTGCGTTCTCGCCCGCGTTGAGGATGAGGTCGACGGTCTCCGTGAAGTTGAGCCGACGGACAAATGAAATTTCTCGAGACATTTTGATTCCTTTGATAAGAAAGATTTATAAGAACAAACCAACACCGTGTTGGTTAGTTCGACGAGCGAGGGTTTTTCTGATTCGTATCCATCAGAACCTGCGGGGCAGCTTCCGGTGTAACGAGCATGTACGGCCCCTTGCCGTACAGTTGCACCACGCACCAAGATGCGCGATCAGCGACTGCGGCTTGTTGCCCGCAGTGTAGGCAGAGCCGGTAGCCGAGGCCCCAGCGTTCTGCATGGACATCGTCCCCACAATGGGTGCACGACATCCATTCGAAACGATTAGCGGAATAGTTATTGCCGCTTTCATCGTCATCCAATTCTGTAGAAATGGGATATAACATTAGTAACGGAGTCCGGTGTTGGGATCAAGTAAACCCTTGAGCAGACCTTGTTGCTCGAGCAGCTTGAGGTCAGCTGATACGCGGGCAAACTGGTTGGTGATCTCTTGGTCGGTGATCAGACCGCTGTTCCAAAACTGAATTGATTGAAGCATGGCTTCGTGTAGGTCATGTAGTTGAAGTTGAGGTTGTCTGTCTGTGTGTTGCATGATGCACTCCAATAAAGGACTTTGGGTTACTGAACAAACCAACGGGGGTGTTGGTATGTTCAGCGCGGGTTTTAGATACTGAGTTGCCGTTGCTACTCATCAATGTATCTAAAGATACATTGTATCACAAATTACTTCATTTGTCAATACCCAGTTCGTGTTTTTAGACCCTTAGTTCCCATTATTCAGAATTTCGTTCCAGCTTCGCTTTGCGTTGCTCAGATATGTGAGCAATCATCTTGTCGATGCCAAATTCGATCTCCTCCCATGTCGGTGCGGGCGTGTCATCCACCGGCTCGGGCTTTGGCTCCTCGCGTAGCTTGATGGTGAGGATGGGCGGGCCGTTCTCGTCGGCCATGCGTGGAGGTTTCTTGTTTGGAATGGCAAAGCCTTTCTGTTTCAGTATTCCATCGGTGTCGTAGCCCGCGAGGGATGCACTGTCCATCAGTATCTTGATGTGATAAGGGCTTTTGGGGCGCATCTCGATCAGCTCTTCATCGGGCGGGGCGATCAAGTGGCGATGGGATTCTTGCTCAGGGAGTAGCGCGTTTGGTTGGCCGGACGCGAATCGCTTGACCCGATACATCTTGGCTTCCATGAAATGGTATGGGTTGACGCACCACTTCACACCACAGGTGTTGAGCAAGCGGGGGCCAGCGGGCGGGAACCTACAAATGGTGAATAGGATGCGCACGATCACATTGGTGTTGAACTTGCCCGCTAGGGGAGAAGTGGGTGAGAGCATGGGGACAGCGCATGAGGACTTGGGCCAGATGTAGCAAAGGTTCTTGACCTCGCAGTTGTCCAAGAGATCGTCAGCGTTGTTATACTTTGCGATGCGGGGCATGGTTTTTTCCTTTCGTGGACTTCTATACCGTATATCATTTATCCGTTGCGACTATATCATATGATCTAGGGAAGTCAACAGGTATGCGGGTTTATCGGGATAAAATAAAAGATATATTGTGTTGTTCCTGAAATTGGGATAGTACAAAGGCGAAAAGAGAAAAGCGGGGTCAATCACACCATTCTCAACTTTTTCTATGTTTGGGGAGAGAATTCCTAGACCCGCTTTATACTATGTCATTTTCTGGAACAACACATTATATTATATATTATATTATTATTATTATAGAGAGAGAGCTAGGAAATTCGGGGCTTGCGGGCGAATGGTGGTTTGCGAAAAGATATAGTTAAAACGAATAAATAATATAGGATGTTCTTATGACGGGTAGGTGGACTAGGGCGATCGTAGCTTTTTAGAACTATCTGGTGCGTTTCGTGGGGCTTGGCTGTGTTTTGCCTTCGGCATGAATAAAGTTGTGCGTCACCGTCTCTTCTCGCAACGCCCGCTTTGCACTTGGCGAGCGGGCTTGACGGGCTGCGTTAGATAGAAAAGTAATAACGAACAAACCAACAATGTGTTGGTATGTTCACAATGCCCGCCATGCAATGCGCGAAAGGGGCTATCGCGATCCTACAAGTGACTGGTATCTAGCGATACGGGCGAGACGGGCGCGGACACCACGCCAGCGTGGAGAACACCGCCCGCTCGGGGGCTACCGCGATCCTATGACAAACGGGGACTACCGCGATACTACGACGAAGTGACTGGCATCAGCCGCGCCCGCCCGACCGCAAGGCCGAACGGGCACAAAAAAATGGGGGCCGAAGCCCCCAAGGTTATTCAGGCGTGTATTCCAATTCCCAAAGAATCAGGCACGCCAATCCAAAAAACGCCAACACAAAAACGACCATCATGGTCATGTCGATCTGTCCCGCAAGCCAACAGATGAAAGACACAGGTGCCATGAGCGCGGACAGAATACCGAAAAAGCCGAGAAATGTACGCATAGAAAACTCCAAAAGAAAGAATAGGGAAAAACGGGCGCTGTCACCGCCCGCTCATGGTTTAGCCCAAGGCCTGCAAAGCAGAGATCAAGCGCTCGAGAGCTTCAGCTGAACCGGCTTTCGCCCACTCCGAAGCTTTCTTACGAAGGGATTCATGAATCACCTTGATATCGGCTTGCAACTTATCGAGCTCAGGCTTTTCTCTGCGCTCGATTTCTTTCGCAATGGCAGTAGCTTCGCGCATCGCTTTGACATCGCCCTTGGCAATCAGCTCGGCTTTTTGCTCGATCAATTCCCCGTCGGACTTGCCCGCATACTTCGCAGCTTCCTCGGCACGCTTTTTAGCCATGCGCTCGGCATCGGCAGTTTTTGCCTTCGGGCTTTGCCAGCCGAGAGCACGCAACCGGTTGATCTGTCTTTCCCATTGACGCTCGGCAGCATCGGTAGTCGGTGCACCGCAGTCAAAGTATTTGGCAATAGCCCATGACCGGACTTGCAAATACTCAGGGTAAGCAATGGGCACGAATACCATGACAGGCTTGCCATCCTTCAACACAGGCTCGCCCGACATATCGAGACGGGCAGTGCGGGCTTTGACTTGCTTGCCGTCGACTGTCTCCCATGTTGACAGCCAATCCAACAGCAAGGCATCGGCTTGATTGACGATTTCCTCACCGCGTGCGAGCATTTTCTCGCCGTTGGCAGTCGACTCGAAAATTTCCTCGAGTGACGCCTGCGCTTCGACCAAAGAACGACCAGCGACCATTTCGACCGCTGAACCAACCGCGCTTTGTACGGGCGCGACAACCGTTTGAGTGGCTTTGTTTGCCATGATGTATTCTCCAATAAAGAAACGAGCAAAGCGCTCGAACAAACCAACAGATTTGTTGGTATGTTCAGGTAGAAGGCATCACCCTTCCTCCATGATTTAATTATGACAGAATGGTTAGATTCAGGGGAAAACCGCACACAGGTTTAGAACCAATGTGTCAGGTTCGCACAGCCCGCAATGCCAAAAAAAATCGCGCGACTTTCTCCGACTAGACCGCCAAACTCGCGCGACTTCCTCCGGCCAGACCCCTTCTAAAGAGCCAGAGGGAGAACTCCCAGACCCCCACACCCCCAAATCTCGATAAGGGACTCCCCGCATACATACACTGTGTTCCGCACACCGGGCGAGCAAAATTTAAAAACAGGGGGGAGGGGGGTATAAATTTTTAAGTATCCAATCGGGATTTTTAAGTTTACAAACACCCCCCGTCAATGGAACCAAAGCGGGTCATGTAAAGAAAACGCCATATTTTGTACATGAGGTAGTTGTCATGTATAGATTTTTTCTGTTACATTCGCCACAGTCGCGGGGTCACCACGTGACATGAGAAGCCCGAAAGGGAACGGTGTGTGGTGATTTTGAATCAGCCGCAAGGCAATCAGTTTAGGTCTGATGATTCACAGCAGGAGTCGAGAAATCATCCGGCAGTTGGGGCCGTTCCTGTACCAACACCCCCTCTTCACGGAGTGCCCTTGAAAGTATGACAGTGCATATAACGCCTGACAAAACAGTTCCGTTTCCGGACAGCTTAGAACCGGAAGCGGGCGCGACGCTCTTCGAAAACATGCAGATTGCGTCAAACACTGCCGAAGTCCTCAAGGGACTGGGTGCGCAAGTAGAGGATGACCCTGAAGCGCAACTCAAAGCCGACAACGTATTCAATGATTTTTCCGAGCTGGCGAAGCGTCAGTATGAAGAAGCCATGATTCCTAAGCGAGGCCCCGGCCGTCCACGCAAAGACCCGAACGCTCCGCCCGCCCCGAGTAAAACGCCCGCTCTGATGTACAGCCTGCCTGTCGCCGAGCGCATAGGCACGATGCTCAAGGAATACAACAACCCAATCGTTGCAGATGCAGCGGAGCTGCGCTTGGTGGTGACCAACAAACTGCTCGACCTAGCTTCGTGCGGAGATCCAAAGATCGAGATCAAGGCCACAGAGATGCTGGGTAAGATCAGCGATGTGGGCCTCTTCTCTGAGAAGACCGAGATTACGGTTACGTACAACAATGTGTCCGACATCGACAACGCGATCAAGGACAAGATCCGTAAGATGCTTGCGTCCCACGGAGTCACAGACATTGCGCCCATCGACATTGATGTGGACAAGGAGTTTGGAACACCTCTGGAGCTGGAGATGGTTGAGGAAGTAAAGCCGGAAGAACCCAAAGAGGAACCGGATGCGCTCTAACGTGCAGTCAAACACACTTGATGCAGAGTTGAATGCGCTCTTGGCGCAGTTGGATAAGCTACCAGAGCACCAAAAAGCTCAGATTTTGGAAGACCTCACCCGCCGCGAGGAGCTTTTCGAGAAGGAAAAGGCCCGCAATACCTTCATGGGGTTCGTAAATAAAGTGTGGCCGGAGTTCATTTCGGGCAGACACCACAAAATTATGGCCAGAGCCTTCGAGCGGGTGGTGAATGGCGAATGTAAACGCCTGATTATCAACATGCCACCCCGCCATACGAAGTCTGAGTTCGCTTCCTACCTCCTTCCAGCATGGTTTCTAGGTAAATACCCTAACAAAAAGGTCATCCAAAGCTCAAATACGGCTGAATTGGCGGTCGGATTTGGTCGAAAGGTGCGAAATCTGGTCGATTTGGACGTTTATAAGGAACTTTTCCCCGGTTTGGAGCTGCGGGCGGATTCAAAAGCGGCTGGCCGGTGGAATACCAGCAAAAACGGCGACTATTTTGCGATCGGCGTGGGCGGAACGGTCACAGGAAAAGGTGCTGACCTCTTAATCATCGACGATCCTCACTCAGAACAGGAAGCCGCGCTCGCCGCGAGCAACCCGGACGTGTTCGACAAGGTAACTGAGTGGTATACGTCAGGCCCACGGCAGCGTTTGCAGCCGGGCGGGGCGATCGTGATTGTGATGACGCGCTGGGCAATGCGGGATTTAACCGGTCAGGTGCTCAAAGCGGCAGCGCAGCGGGGTGGGGAGCAGTGGGAAGTCATTGAGTTCCCGGCCATCATGCCCTCGGGTAAACCCCTATGGCCAGAGTTCTGGAGTCTGGAAGAGCTGGAAGCGTTGCGCGAGGAACTCCCCAACAGTAAGTGGCAGGCGCAGTACCAGCAGAACCCCGTGGGTAATGAGTCAGCCATCGTGAAGCGAGATTGGTGGAAATGGTGGGAGCCTGAGCGTCCTCCTATGTGTGAGTACATCTTGCAGACGTGGGACACGGCGTTTGAGAAGAACAACCGCGCTGACTACTCCGCTGGAACTACGTGGGGTGTGTTTACAAATGAAGAGGACATGACCAAGAACATCATTCTCCTCAACACATACAAGAAGCGGGTGGAGTACCCCGATCTAAAGCGTGACGTGCTGGAGGAGTACAGGGAGTACGAGCCGGACGGAGTTTTGATTGAGAAGAAGGCGTCCGGTGCGCCCCTGATCTACGACCTGCGGGCGATGGGTATCCCGGTTCAGGACTACACACCTAGCAAGGGCCAAGATAAAGTTGCCCGCTTGAACGCAGTCTCAGACATAATTGCGTCGGGTAAGGTATGGGTGCCCCGCACGCGCTGGGCTGAAGAATTGGTTGACGAAATCGCAGAATTCCCATCGGGTGAACACGATGACTTGGTGGATGCGACAACTCTGGCACTCATGAGATTCAGACAAGGCGGGTTCTTACGTTTGCCCACGGATGAGCCTGAAGAAGTAACGTATTTCCGCAGCCGCAAAAAAGAGCGGTTCTACACAGTGTAAGGACACATCATGGCAACAAGTTCAATGGACAAGTCAATCTATCAGGCCCCGCAGGGTATTTCTATGTTGGAGGAGCCTGATTTGGAGATCGAGATAGAGAACCCAGATGAGGTAAATATTGGTCTGGGAGACATGGAGATTAACCTCAAGCCTGAGAAAGAATCTGCCAAGGACTTTGATGCCAACCTAGCTGAGTACATGGACGACAGCGACTTGGACTCTCTTGGCCAAGAGTTGGTTGAAGATTTTGGTAAGGACATCCAAGATCGTAGGGATTGGATCCAAACCTATGTTGAAGGTTTGAAACTGCTGGGTTTGAAGTACGAAGACCGAACAGAGCCTTGGCAAGGCGCTTGTGGTGTCTTTCATCCTATGCTTACAGAATCAGTCGTGCGTTTCCAATCTGAGGCAATGATGGAAACATTCCCTGCTATGGGGCCTGTAAAGACGCAAATTGTTGGCGCTATTGACCTGTTGCGCGAAGAGGCCGCTGCCCGCGTGCGCGAGGACATGAACTACCAGCTGACTGAGGTGATGGTCGAGTACCGCCCAGAACATGAGAAGATGTTGTGGTCACTGCCGCTTGCAGGTTCAGCGTTCAAGAAGGTGTACTATGACCCGAGTAAAGGTCGTCAGGTGGCGGTGTTTATTCCTGCTGAAGACATCGTGGTGCCGTACGGGGCGAGTAATTTGGAGTCAGCGGAGCGGGTCACGCATGTGATGCGCAAGACCGAGAACGAAGTTCGCAAACTACAAGAGGCGGGCTTTTACAGCGATGTGGACTTGGGCGAGCCAACACATGAGTTGGACGACATTGAGAAGCAGAAAGCTGAAGAGAACGGTGTCTCCGCGCTGAACGACGACCGCTTCCGTATTCTCGAGATGCACGTTGACTTAGATTTGGCGGGCTACGAGCACAAGGACAAGAAAGGCCGTCCTACTGGGATCGCGCTGCCGTATGTTGTTACTATCGAGAAGGGCACTCGTAAAGTTTTAGCTATCAGGAGAAATTGGTATGAAGACGATGAACTCCACACCAAGCGACAGCACTTTGTCCACTACCAGTACATCCCCGGATTTGGCTTCTACGGATACGGTCTTATCCACCTTATCGGTGGATATGCCAAGTCAGCCACCATGCTCATCCGACAGTTGGTTGACGCTGGCACGCTATCTAACTTACCCGGAGGTCTTAAATCTCGCGGCCTACGCATTAAGGGAGACGACACCCCCATCCAACCCGGAGAATTTAGAGACGTAGACGTCCCCTCGGGAAGTATTCGTGACAACATCTTACCGCTTCCATACAAGGAGCCAAGTCAGGTTTTGTTTGCGTTGTTCCAGAACATAGTTCAGGAAGGCCGCGCGTTCGCCTCCAGTGGCGACATGAACGTGTCTGATATGAGCACCAACGCACCGGTGGGCACTACGCTGGCGCTGTTGGAGAGGACTCTCAAAGTGATGACGGCTGTCCAAGCCCGTCTGCACTACACCATGAAGCAAGAGTTCCGCTTGCTCAAGACAATCATCGCCGACTACACGCCCGAGGAGTACGACTATGAGCCGGAAGATGCAGGCCGTAAGGCCAAGAAATCGGACTATGACAGCACAGATGTTATACCTGTCAGTGACCCAAATGCAGCAACGATGGCACAGAAGATTGTGCAGTATCAAGCTGTTCTTCAGTTGGCTCAGTCTGCACCACAGCTCTATAACTTACCTCTGTTGCATCGCCAAATGATTGAGGTGTTGGGCATCAAGAACGCCAGCAAACTCGTTCCCGTGGAAGATGACCAAGTGCCAACCGACCCAGTGCAGGAGAACCAGAACCTGCTCATCATGAAGCCGGTCAAAGCGTTCATCGAGCAGAACCACGAGGCGCACATTCAAGCGCACATGGCAGCAATCCAGAATCCAAAGATTCAACAGTTGATGCAGATGAACCCTATGGCTCAGCAGATCATGGCCGCAGCTATGGCGCACATCAACGAGCACATTGCGTTTGAGTATCGCAAGCAGGTGGAGATGGCCATCGGTACACCGCTGCCGACAGAAGAGCAGAACAAACAGGTGTCTCCAGAGTTGGCAGATCGCATTGCCATGTTGACTGCGCAAGCGTCACAGCAGTTGACTCAGCAGGCTCAACAGCAAGCTGCGCAACAAGCTGCTCAGCAGCAAATGCAGGATCCAATCGTTCAGATGCAGATGCAAGAACTTCAGATCAAGCAGGGTGAGTTGCAGTTGAAGCAACAAAAGCAGGCGATGGAAGCTGCTGCCAAAGCAGATCAGATTCGTGTCGAAGAAGCACGTATTGCGGCTCAAAAAGAGATCGCAGCTATGCAGGTCGCGGCTACTGCCGCTGCAAAACGAGATCAACTCAACAAACAGCAAGAAGCTGAAGGAGCACGTATGGGTATTGATGTAGCGAAGCATCGCGCACAGATGGCTGTACAGCAAGCGCAACGGGCAGCGCAAAACAAACAACCGCCCAGCAAACCTAAGAAGGATTGAATATGGATAACGGCCAAGTGCTGAGCTATCTAGCAAAAGAAATCGACAAACTACGCGATGAAAACGGCATGTTTCTCGCTGCGGGAAGAGCAATCAATTTTGACGAATATCGTCATGTCTGCGGAATTATTCGGGGTCTAACCTTCGCAGAATCCCTTGTCAAAGACCTTGCGCAAAGAATGGAGTTAGCCGATGAGTGAATTTGATGTCGCTGCCGTTGATCTGTCCGGTATTCTGAATAAGACCGCCGAAGAGAAAGCCAAGCAGTTGCCCGACCCCAAGACCTTCCGCCTTTTGTGCGTCGTTCCTGAAGCGATGGAAGAGTATCAAGACAGTGAAGTGGGTCTTCTCAAGGACTCAAAAACCATGCACTACGAGGAAGTGCTGACACCTGTACTGTTTGTCATCAAGCTTGGGCCTGATGCTTACAAGGACACCACTCGGTTCCCCAGTGGGCCAAGCTGCAAGGAGGGTGACTTTGTCATCGTCCGCCCCAATTCAGGCACCCGTCTGAAGATTCATGGCCGTGAGTTCCGCATCATCAACGATGACAGCGTGGAAGCGGTTGTGGAAGATCCGCGTGGCATCACCCGCGCTGCATAAGGAGTAACACATGGCAACAAAATTTGAAGATACCTATGAGTTTCCCGATGAAGTAGAAGCCAAGAAAGCTGCTGCTGAAGAAAAACTTGAGATCGAGATCGAGGACGATACACCTCCCGAAGATCGTGGCCGTAAGCCCATGAAGGAGAAGATTGAAGACCCGACCGACGAGGAGTTAGCCTCCTACGACGAGAAAGTCCAACAGCGTATCAAGAAGTTCACCCGTGGCTACCACGACGAACGACGTGCCAAGGAGCAGGCTTTGCGGGAACGCGAAGCGACTGAAGCCTACGCACGACAGATCATTGAAGAAAACAAAAAGCTTCAACAACAGCTTTCTAGTGGAAGTAAAGTACTAATTGAGCAGTCTCAGTCAAGCGCACAGCTTGAGCTTGAAGCGGCCAAGAAAAAGTACAAGGAAGCCTACGAACAGGCCGATGTCGATGCACTAGCTGAGGCCCAAGCAGAAATTGCCAAAGCTACTTTGCGCATGGATAGAGCATCCGGCATGAAGCCTATCGAGGTGGAAGAAAAGGAGTTCACCCCAGCGCAACCTGAACAGCCAAAACTTACTCCGCGCACCCAACGGTGGATTGATCGCAACAGCGATTGGTGGGGTAAAGACGAAGAAATGACAATGGCTGCGATGGGTATTGACAAAAAGTTGCAGCGCGAGTATGGTGCGGACTACGTAGGTACTGAAGAGTACTTCAAAACCATCGACAAAACGATGCGCAAAAGATTTCCTGAGCACTTTGAAAGTGATCAGAGCTATGAGGAAGACGAACCGCCTCCTAAGAAAAGAACGTCAGAACCGGTTGACGAGGATGATGAAGATGATCCGCCGCGCCGTGCAACACGAATTACTTCGCCTGTGGCCCCAGCTACACGGAGTACACCACCTAACCGTATTCGGTTAAAGGCATCAGAGGTCGCGCAAGCGCGTCGACTTGGGGTGTCAATTGAAGAATACGCAAGACAGGTTGCTTTACTTAGAAAAGGTGCTTAATCATGACTGAACAGAAACAAAACCGCGCGGATCGCATTACGGAGACCCGGGCTACTAGCTATAGACCATCATCTTGGCAGGCCCCCGAAGCACTTCCAATGCCCGATGAACGTCCCGGTTGGAAACATCGTTATGTTCGTTTAAGTACTTTAGGAGTTGCTGACCCCAGCAATATTTCCTCTAAGTTACGTGAGGGGTACGAACCCGTGAAAGCGGACGAATATCCTGAACTCATGATGCACGCTGCCACCGAAGGTCGCTTTAGAGGCGGCATTGAAATTGGCGGGCTGTTGCTCTGTCGTATCCCGGCTGAATTCATGGATCAACGTGCGAAGCACTTTGACAACCTGAACAAGTCACAAATGGATTCGGTGGACAACAATTTCCTTCGTGAGAGGGACAGTCGATCGAATATGGCGTTATTCGCTGATAAGAAATCGAAGGTCACTTTCGGTTCTGGTTCTTAATTTAGGAGTCTCAAATGGCTTATCCGACGGTATCAGCCCCCTACGGGCTAAAGCCGATCAATCTGATCGGTGGTCAGGTATTTGCCGGAGCAACTCGTCAACTCGTCATCGCAAACACATCAGGTACTGGCTACAACACCAATATCTTTTATGGCGACGTTGTCAAAATTGCTTCGACTGGTACTATTCAAGTTGACACTGGCACATCGACCGCGACCCCCGTGGGCGTGTTCATGGGCTGTCAATACATCAGTGCGACGACTGGTCAATTGACCTTCTCACAGTACTACCCCGCAAGCTTGGCAGTTAAATCTGGCAGCGTGATCTATGCTTTTGTTTCTGACGATCCTGACCAACTGTTCAAAGTTGTCAACGTTGCAGGTACAACTGCTGATGATGCTACCTCTGGTTTGCTCCCTGCTTACCTTGGTCGTACCGTGATTGGCTCAAATGCCGCATTGGTTCAGAACGCTGGCTCCACCACCACAGGTGACAGCAAAGTGGCGATTTATACCGCCGCTGGCGCTTCAACTACCGATTCGTTGCCAATCCGCATCATCGACGTAGTCCCCGATACTGCCAACTCTTCCGGTAATTTCTGCGAATTTATCGTGAAGTGGAACGCCCCATACATGGTTACTACCCCTTCATCGGGTACAGCTACCACTGTTGTGACTGGCGGACATCAGTATCTCAACCCAACTGGCGTTTAATTAAGGAGCATTTAAATGGCTATTTCACGCGCACAACTGCTGAAAGAGTTGCTCCCCGGACTGAACGCTTTGTTCGGTATGGAGTACGCTCGTTATGGCGAAGAACACAAAGAGATCTACGAAACAGAGACCTCTGAGCGTTCATTCGAGGAAGAAACCAAGCTGTCTGGCTTCTCAGCCGCACCAGTCAAAAACGAAGGTTCTGCCATCGCTTATGACAATGCGCAAGAGGCATGGACAACCCGCTATACACACGAAACCATCGCCTTGGGTTTCTCGATTACCGAAGAGGCAATCGAAGACAACTTGTACGACAGCTTGTCTGCTCGTTACACCAAGTCTTTGGCCCGTGCTATGGCATACACCAAGCAGGTCAAGGCAGCAGCCGTCCTGAACAATGGCTTCAGCTCCAGCTACCCCGGTGGCGACGGCGTTGCTCTGTTCAGCACTGCTCACCCCTTGGTCTCAGGTGGCACCAACAGCAACACTCCCTCAACCCAAGTTGATTTGAACGAGACTTCTTTGGAAGCCGCCGTTATTCAGATCGCCGCTTGGACAGACGAGCGTGGCTTGTTGATCGCAGCTAAGCCCAAGAAGATGATTGTTCCCCCGAACTTGATGTTCGTCGCTAAACGCCTGTTGGACACCGAACTCCGTGTGTCTACTGCTGATAACGACATCAACGCCATCAAGCAAATGGGCGCAATCCCTGAAGGTTACGCTGTCAACCACTTCTTGACAGACACCAACGCTTGGTTCTTGACTACAGACGTGCCTAACGGTTTGAAGCACTTCGTTCGTTCTCCACTGGCCAATTCAATGGATGGTGACTTCGATACAGGGAACGTTCGCTATAAAGCCCGTGAGCGCTACAGCTTTGGCTGGAGCGATCCTCTCGGAATGTGGGGTTCTTCCGGTTCGTCTTGATACTAAACGTATCAGAAATAGGGGGCTTCGGCCCCCTTTTCTTTTTGTGTTATATTCCCCGTGTCGTAACACAGGAGGCTAAATGGAATATCCTAAAACACGAAAAGAAGCTAAAGAATCAGGGGCGGCGCACTATTTCACAGGGGCACCATGTGTGCGTGGGCATGTGGCGCTGAGAAAGTTAAAAGGTTCATGCGTTGATTGCATGAAAGAAGATTGGGTGGTCGATAACGAACGGCGAAAAGGTAAACCTAAATCTGAAGCCTCAAAAGCCGCTGGGCGGCGTTATTACGAGAAAAATAAAGAGACGGTTATAGCAAGGGCAATATCTCGCCCAGCGGAGGAAAAACGGCAATTACGGGCAGAGTATAAAAGTAGAAATGTAGATGCCGTCCGTGCGGATACCAGCGTTCGGAAGCGCCGTCACAGGGAAGCTACACCTAAGTGGGTCACTGCTGACGAGAAGGCGACTATGCGGGCTTTGTATGTGCAGGCCAGAAAGCTAACCCAGATTACAGGCGAACGCTATGTTGTAGACCACATTGTCCCTTTACGGTCTGAGACCGTCTGCGGCCTTCATGTGCCTTGGAATTTGCGGGTAATCACCCAAGAAGAAAATTTGCGTAAGTCAAATAAGCTTCTTGACACGCCTTAAATTTGGTGTATATTGCAACCATTCCGGGGTTATCCGGTGTATCTGACAAGTCCCGGCTTGACGACATGCAGACAGATACACCTCAACTTGCATGTAAGGAAAAGACATGGCACGCACTACGTTTCAAGGCCCAGTCCGGTCACTCAATGGCTTTTACACACAAGGCCCCGGCGCTGTTGTAGCGGTTACCGCAAGCGCCTCATTAACCCCACAAGATTATGCTGGTCGCATCATCACCGTTGGTGGTTCATTGGCAGCAAACGTCGTTTTGACTTTGCCCACAATCAACACATCTAGCGATCCTTCTTCCTCTGGCCCCGGCTCAGACCCCAACACCCAGAACAACGAAGGCGCTGTCTACACAATTTGGGTTCCCACAACCATCTCCACCAGCTCTTTGAAGATTGGTACAGACGGTACTGACAAGTTTGTTGGCTCTTTGTTGTCTGTTGACACAGACAGCTCTGGCGCAATGGTTGGCTTTACTGCCGCTTCTTCCAACGATTACATCAACTTGAACGGCGGTACAACCGGCGGCGTTGCTGGCACTTGGATTCAGATCGTCGCAGTTGCCGCTCTGAAGTACATGGTCACCGGCGTGGTTTTGGGTACAGGCGTTGTAGCTACACCGTTTGCAGATTCCTGATTAGGAGCCAAATATGGCAATGCAATATGACGTCAAGTCAGCGCATTTAAATGCGACTGGTATTTTGGTCAATGGCAGGGCGCGTCTCAAAGGAATGTTCTATACCAGCGGTACATCTGCTGGTACAGTCAATATTTGGGACACAGTCAGCGCCGTGACCGCAATAACCTCGTACACGCGCACAGGTAATACCATCACAGTGACTTTGGCAGGCCACGGCCTGAACACCGGAGACA